AGCCAATCAGCAAAAATTCGGTTACAAGTACAGCTATCAGAAAGCGAAGTGACGAAGGAGGAAAAACCACTGATAGGAGGTGTGAAGCGTGAGCAGACCACAAGACAAGAACCTCATTCCTCTGACCGAACGCAGCGAAGAAGAGGCTCACGCTATCCGCTCTGCTGGTGGTAAAGCCAGTCAGGAGAAACGCCGTGAACGGCAAATGATGGCTGACCTTCTTGAGCTGTATTCCGGCCTCCCGATTACCGATAAGCGCAAGCAGAACCGCCTGAAAAAGCTGGGCATCCCGTCTGAAGTGCTGACCCAGAAAATGCTTGTGGCCGACGCTCTTATGCGGTCGGCGCAGGCGGGCAACACCTATGCGATCCAGCTCTACATGGACATCACCGGTGAAACCGGCTTGGCCGGTAGCGCAAAGGACAACAATCTGCTTGAAGCTATCCAGAATGCCACAAAGGAGGACGTGAACACGGATGATTTACCAGAACTTCAGCAAGCGGCAGCTTCTGACGCTGACGTGGTGGAATAAGCCGCAGTTCATGGATTGTGACGGCATCATCTGTGACGGCTCTATCCGTTCCGGCAAGACCGTTTCCATGACAGACGGCTTTATCCTGTGGAGCATGAGCCGCTTTAACAATCAAAACTTCGCCATATGCGGCAAGACCATCGAGAGCTTGCGCCGCAACGTTATAACCCTCATGCCGCAGTGGCTTGAAGGCATTTTCTCAATCACTGAACGCCGCAGTGAAAACAAGCTGATTATCACGTCTGGCGGCGTGACCAACAGCTACTATATGTTCGGCGGCAAGGACGAATCAAGCTACACACTGGTGCAGGGCATCACGCTTGCGGGCGTGCTGTTCGACGAAGTGGCCCTCATGCCTCGCTCTTTCGTGGAGCAGGCTATGGCTCGTTGCAGCGTGGCCGGTTCTAAGTTCTGGTTCAACTGCAACCCCGAAAACCCCGGTCACTGGTTCTATGTGGAATGGATCAAGAAAGCGCGAGAGCGGAACATCCTGTATCTTCATTTCACGATGGACGACAACCTGAGTCTTGCGCCTGAAATCAAGGCCAGATATGAGGGAATGTACACCGGCGTTTTCTACCGGCGTTATATCCTTGGTTTGTGGGTAAAGGCCGAGGGCCTTGTCTATCCCATGTTCGACCGCTCGGCGCATATCGTCCCGAAGGTCCCGGCGCTCAATCCACGGCACCGCTACTATGTGTCCGTGGACTACGGCACCGTCAACCCGTTTGCCGCTGGCCTGTACGATTACAGCCCCTCGGAGCAAAAAGCCATTATGGTCAAGGAGTTGTATTACAAGGGTGGCAGCAACAACCGTGTGGACAACGAGGCGTATTACAAGATGCTGTGCGACCTGATCGGGGACTATCCGATCCAGTACATCATCATTGACCCGTCCGCGTCGTCCATGATCGAGACGATACAAAAATACGGTAAATACATGGCTGTAAAGGCCGACAATGATGTTTTGAACGGCATTCAGGACGTGACGAAGTTCTTAAATGCCGGGTGCCTGTACTTCCATAAGAGCTGCAAGAGCACCTTCGAGGAGTTCGAGACGTATTCATGGGACGAGGAAAAGGCCGAAGACGCGGTTATCAAGGAAAACGACCATAGCATGGACCAGCTCAGATATTTCTGCCGGACTGCCCTGCGGAATGAACTGAAATGGATAGTTTAAGGCGGTGACGAAATGAATTTTTTTACGCGCCTGCTAAGGAGGATCAAAATGCTTTTTATTCATAGCGGGACCGATATTGCGAAAGCATTTGGCGTTGAACTCATTTCCTCGCCGGAAATGTCCAGCGCCCTTACAAACTGGGACCGCATTTCTACCGGCAAGCCGCCTTGGCTGAACGCCGAGGATGAAATCGGGACTATCAACATGGCAAAACACATCAGCGACACGCGCGCAAAGCTGGTGACGCTGGACATTGGTATTGCTATTTCCGGCTCACCCCGTGCCGACTATTTGCAGGGACTGGCCGACGACCTGCTCAAGCGCTTGCCCGACCGTGTGTCGGAAGCTGAGCGGCTGGGCGGCGTCATGCCCAAGTGGAACGGCGAGACATGGGACTTTATCCTGCCGGGCAACTTCGGCATTACGGCAAAGGACGACAACGGCGAAATCGTCGGCGCGATCTTCGCGGCGCATACCGCGCAAGGCAGTCGCCATTTCACACGGCTCGAATACCACCGCTTCGAGGGCAGCACCGCAGAGGGCGGCAAGCTCTACAAGATCACGAACAAGGCGTTTGAAAACCGGCTCAGCACGAAGGGCGAAGTCACCCTTGGTGAGGAGGTGGCGCTTGACAAGGTTGACGCATGGGCGCATCTGGCCCCCGAAGTTACCATTACCAACCTTGAAACGCCGCTGTTTGGCTACTATCGCGTTCCCGGCGCGAACACCGTTGATCCGTCGTCCCCGCTGGGGCTTTCCGTGTTCGCCAACGCCATTGCAGAGCTGAAGGCCATCGACATTGCCGTCAGCCGCAAGAATACGGAGATTGAGGACAGCAAGCACATTACCTTCGTCGGGCAGCAGCTCATTCAGAACGCGCAGAACCGCAACGTCGAGCTGCCGCGTTTCGTGAAGGGCCTCGGTATGGGCGTGTCTGACGGCGAGGTTTCCGCAATCCATGAGCACGCGCCGACGCTGTTGACCGACGCGCGGATCAAGGACATCAACTTCGACCTGTCTATGGCCGGTGTCAAATGCGGCTTTTCCGAAGGTGTGTTTGTACTGGACGGCCAGACCGGCATGATTACCGCAACACAGGTCGAGGCCGACGACCGCGACACCATCCAGACGATCAAGACCGACCGCGACGCGCTCAAGGACGCCATCACACAGGCGCTGGCAGGTGCTGACGCGCTGGTCACGCTCTACAACCTCGCGCCGCTGGGCGAATATGAGGTCAATTTCAATTTCGGCGACGTGACCTACAACTATGAGGAGGACAAAGCCTCGTGGCGCGCCTACGTCATGCAGGGCTGGGTCCCGAAGTGGATGTACTTCGTAAAGTTCGAGGGCATGAGCGAGGAAGAAGCAAAGGCAATGACCGCAGAGGCCGACGCCGCGCAGATCGAGAAAGCCCAGCTTTTCGGCGCAGAATAGGAGGCGGCATAAATGCTGACCCCTCAGCAGATTCTGGACATCATCGAAACCCTGTACCCACAAATCGACGAGCTGAACGTGTGGATCACCAGCGACCTTATCCGGCGTGTTATGGCGCGGTTAGGGCGCGGCGAGGGCGTTTTTCTCACCGCCTCGGATGAATGGCAGCTTGAGGTTTATCAAGCCGCAGGCGGCCATCTGGACGCCGTACAGCGGGAAATCAAGCGCTGGACAAAGGCAACGGACGCAGAGATCAAGCGCATCTTCGAGGACGCCGGTGTCAAAGCTCTTGCTTACGACAGCAATTTCTACATCGAACACGGGCTTGCAGGCATTGAGCTTGCACAGTCTGAGAGCATGATCCGGCTGCTTGAGGACACCTACCAGCGCACGGCGGGCACCGTCCACAACTTCACCCGCACGACCGCGCACGCGAGCCAACAGCGGCTGCTGAAAGCTCTGGACACCGCACATTTCAAGGTGGCGTCCGGCGCGACGTCGTACACGCAGGCCGTACAGGAGGCCGTCAGCAGCATTGTTGACATGCAAACGCAGGTCGTCTATCCCACCGGACACGTTGACACCATCGAAACCGCTGTGCTGCGGGCCGTTCGTACCGGCGTCGCGCAGGCGTCCGGCAATATGGCCGTTCAGGGTATGGAGGAACGCGACTGGGACATTGTGCTTGTGTCAGCGCACCTCGGCGCACGCTACGGCGACGGCGGTCAAAACCCCGGAAATCACTTCTGGTGGCAGGGCAAGTTCTACAGCCGGACAGGCCGAACGCCTGACCTGCCGCTTTTCGTGGAATCCACAGGGTATGGCTCCGGCGAGGGCCTGTGCGGCTGGAACTGCCGCCACAGCTTCGGCCCCGGCGACCTGCGGCACAATCCATACGCGCAGTTCGACGCTGAGGAGAACAAGAGATCTTTTGACCTCAGCCAGAAGCAGCGCGGGAAGGAATCGCGCATCCGGCGCACGAAAACAAAGCTGGTCGGCCTTCGCACGGCCATTGAGGCAGCGGAGGACGCGGGTGTGAAAGCTACACTTGAAGCGCAGTACACACGGACGGCAAAGCTGTTGGAAAAGCAGAATTTGGACTACAACCAGTTCTGCGAGGACAACGGCCTGAAGCGGCTCTCCGACCGCATCCAGATTGCAAACTGGACGCGAGAGGACGCGAGGAAATCCATTGCCGCCCGCAGCAAGTAAATAATCGCAAAGCAGAGCTTTACAGCACCATTTCGGCGCTGCGAGGCTCTGCTTTTCTATGCCCCTTCCAGTATCGCCGGTGCAACTCCGGCGGGGGTACAAAATCGGACTATCGGCGGTCCTAACAATGCCGAAAACGGCCAGACGCTGCAACGTCTTAAATATCTGCTATTGCCGTTATACAGGAGGTTATCTATGAAAACCGAAGAACTGACCGCACTGGGGCTGAATGAAGATCAGGTCAAGCAGGTGTTCGCGCTCAACGGGAAAGACGTTGAGGCCGCGAAGGCTGCCAAGGACAAGACCATTGCAGACCTCACGGCAGAGCGCGACGGCCTGAAAACCCGCCTCGATACTGCCGAAACCACGCTGAAGAAGTTTGAGGGCATCGACCCGCAGCAGATTCAGCAGGAAATCCAGACCTACAAGACGCAGGCGGAGGACGCGGAGAAGAAATTCACCCGCGAGATCACGCAGCGCGATCAGAAGGACTGGATCACCAAGAAGCTGGACGAGTACGGCGTCACTTCTCCCTTTGCCCGCACGGCCCTTGTGTCCGAGTGTATGTCTCCGGACGCCGGTCTGACGTGGAAGGACGGCGCATTTTTCGGCTTTGACGACTTTATGAAAGCCGCCAAGCAGAAGGACGCCGGTCTGTATCAGACTGCCGAGGAAAAGGAAGCCGCAGAAAAGGCGGCAAAGCAGAAGGAAAAAGCGCCTGCTTTTACGGGACCCACGGGCGACCCCGGCACCGGCTCTGAGAAGTACACCCCGCCCAAAATTTTCTGATAAACAAAGGAGTATGAATTATGCCTCGTATTAACGCACTGAACATCCTGCTGGAAAGCGACGGCAAGGAATATCTTGCCGAGCTGTACGGCAAAACCATTGAGGGCGTCCAGAAGGCGCTGATCTCCGGCTCCATGAAGAACATGGACCTGTCCGGCGATCCTGTTTCTGGCACCGTCGAAGCCAAGCGCTTCGTCAACGCCACCCCCAAGAACTATGGCACCGCGCGTACCGCAGGCAAGGGCGACGCCGTGAAGGCAAAGCCCGTCACCGTTGCCATCGACACCGACCGCGAGATCGTCGAGGAACTGGAACAGAAGGACGTCCGCCTGTACGGCGTTGACGGCGTTCTGGACCGTCGTTCCGCAAACCACATCCTGCGCATGGCTGCCGAGCTGGACAATGCGTTCTTCGCCGCTGCTGCCGGTAAGGCCACTGTGCTGAACCTGTCCGCCTACAAGACCATCTCTGACGAGCTGGAAGCCATCATTCAGGAGTGCGAAACCACCCAGAATGACTTCGTGGACGGCGTGCCTCGCTCTATGATGCACCTCGTTCTGTCCCCGAAGTATTACGGCATGATCCGTAACGACCTCGACAAGCAGACCAACAACGCGAATGTGAACACTGCCGCCGAGGAGTTCCTTGTGTGGCACGGCGTCCGCGCGTACAGCTGCGTCCACCTTCCCGCTGGCTACAACTACCTGCTCATGGTCGAGGGCGCTGTCGCTCAGCCCATCATGGCCGATCAGTACACCGCTGAGAAGATTCCTCTCTCCAATGCCTACGGCGTCGAGCTGTTCTACCACTATGGCACCACCGTTGTCATGCCTGACCTGATCTTCAAGCCCGGCGTGTTCACCAAGGCGACCGCCTACGCTGCCGGTACTCAGTATTACACCGAGGCCAACGGCGTGTACACTGCTGTCTCCATCACGGAGTTCGCGTCCGGCACCACCTACTACACTATGGCCTGATGTAAGGAGGACGCTATGCTGTTTCGCAACCTGAAATCTGGCAACATCGTAGCGGCCACCGACGAAACCAGCATTGAGCTGATGCAGAGGTCGGCCATCTACGAAGCCGTAGAAATCGCCCCTGCTGTCGCACCCGCGCCCGCAAAGGCGGAGGGCAAGCGCCGGAAGAAGCCTGCCGAGGCCGAAACGGACGCCCCCACCGAGGTGCAGGAAGACTAAGGAGGCGTTGATATGGCATACACAGACTTTACGTTTTACGGCTCCGGCTACTTCGGTGACACGCTGACCGAGGAAACCGCCCCGAAGTGGCTTGAACGCGCCAGCGACGAGTTGGACGCGATCACCTTCGGACGGCTCACGTTCGCGTTCCCAACCGTGGAAGCCCACGCCGCCAAGGTCAAGAAGGCTGTTTGTGCCATTGCCGAAGCCCTCTACTGGATCGACGTCCAGCGGAGGGCATCTTCCGCGCAGAAAGCGGAGGACGGAAGCTATCACGGGGCTGTCGCGTCTATCTCGTCCGGACGGGAATCCATTTCCTATTCGACGAGCGGCGCGAACAGCTCCGTTTATGCTGCCGCTGCGACGAGCGCGGAGGCACAAACAAATCTGATCGGCAGCATTGCCGCGCAGTATCTGGCCAACGTTCCGGATGCAAACGGCGTCAATCTGCTGTATGCGGGAGGTGTTGGGCGTGTACCGCGACACAATAACGGTCTTTAATTACCACGCCGCAACCGGGCGTTGGTTTCCGTCCGTCATCTCCGGCGCTGACCTGCTGATCACAAAAGCCAACAGCGCGACAACTGCGGGAGGCAACAACGCCGACGCCGTGGACATCATCGTCCACTGTACGGCAGACAAGCGCGTTCCCACCGGCGCGGGGATGAAAAGCTACACGGGACCGAAGGAGTATGCCCGCTGCGACAATCCAGCGCAGCACATCACCTTTGCCCCGGAGTGCGATTTCATTTTTGCCGGTGCATGGCCTGACGCCGAGCCGCTGACCGACGACGACTACGACGAGGGGCTGTACCACGCCCTGAACGCAGAGCGCGACGGTATCTATCTGATAAGTTCTGCGGGCTTTTATGGCCTTCTCCCTCACTTCGAGATTGGAGGACGGTAATGTCTGATCTTCCGAAAATCTCCTACTCTGACGGCGGCGTACACGTCACTGTTGACCTGCGCGCACTGGATCAACGTATGCGCGAGGCGCAGCAGTGGCTGGGCGACCGCGTGCTTGAGGACTGCAAAGCCTGTATGCCGCTGTTGACCGGCAGCTTGCAGCAGCGTTCCCACACGGAGGACGACGGGAAAAAGGTCGTCTTTCCCGGCCCGTATGCGCGCTACCAGTACGGCGGTAAGGTCATGGTGGATTCCGTAACCGGCAAAGGCCCCCGCAGAATCCCTACAGGCCCCGGTGAATACATCCTGCGTTTCCGCAAGGGCGCGAAGCTCGTTGCCACCGACAGGCCGCTGAAATACTCCAACCCGCAGGCCGTTCCGCAATGGTTTGAACACACCAAACGGCAGAACAAGCAATTCTGGATCGACGGCGTGAAGGAGAAAATCGGAGGTAAATAACCATGCCGTCGAAAACGGTCATCGACATTGACGGCTCTGAGGCCGTCAGCAAAATTCTTCTTGACCTGCTGAACAAGTTCCCCGGTCTGACCACCGGCAACAAATCCATCCTGTTCTCCACGCTCTCGGACGCTTCGGGGATCGGATTCTTTCCGATTTCCGGTGCGGCTTTGCAGAACAGCACGGAGGACGTCACCGGACACGTCACGCAGGTCTGCCAATATCCGTTCAATGTGGTCTACCGCGCCGCTCCGAAATCCGAAACTCAGCGCATCCGCATCAAAGAATTCCTTGATGCGCTGGGCAAGTGGCTTGAGCGGCAGCCGGTCACGCTGAACGGCAAGAGCCACCAGCTCAGCGCATACCCCGCGCTGCTGGCTGGCAACCGCGTCATCAAGAAAATCAGCCGCACAAGCCCTGCCTACCTCAACTCCGCCTATCAGGACGGCGTTGAAGATTGGCTCATTGCCCTGCGGCTGGACTACAACAACGAATTTGATATTTGAGGAGCTGAAATTATGCCGAAAATCGAACGCAAGTATCTTGCCCATTTCCTCGACGCCAAGTTCGGCGTCAAGACGCAGGGCGAGGAAACCTACACCCCGAATTATACCCGTCTCGGCAAGGACCTTGAGGAGTATAACGAGGAGCTGAACCCCGACGTTGAGGTCAACAAAAACATTCTGGGCGAACAGAACGTCGTCCACAATGGCTACGAGGTGCAGTCTGAGGTTGACCCCTTCTATGCCTACAGCGGCGACCCGCTGTTTGAACGTCTCGCAAAGATCGCCAATGAGCGCCTGACCGGCGACGACTGCATGACCACGAAGGTTGACGTGCTGCTTAACAGTGACGGCACCGTGGCATGGGCCTACCGCGAAGACGTGTGGGTCGTTCCCGAATCTGTCGGCGGTGACACCTCCGGCGTGCAGATTCCCTTTACCGTGTACAACGCGGGCAACCGCGTTAAGGGCACCTTCGACCTCACCACGAAGACCTTCACCGCAGACACCAACGCTGCGGGCTAATCATCCACCCCGCCGCCCTGCGTATTAGGCGCAGGGCGGCAACATTTTGAATTCAGGAGGCAATTAAAATGGCTGACAAACTGGTACAGCAGAATTTCAATGAAATCATCATCGACGATGGCAGCGTAAAGGTGCCTATCCGAAATAAGCACGGGGAACAGATCGGGGAATTCTCCTTCCGACCGACCGACATCGGCATTGTGGATCGCTTCAACAGTGTTGCCGCAGAGTTCGACAAGATCGTCGAGCCGCTGGAAAGCGTCAACATCAAGCCGGACGGCACTGTGGACGAACAGAACGAAGCCGAGTTCGCAGCACTGCGTGAGGCCGAAAAGCGCCTGTACGCCGCCTGTGACAGGCTCTTTGGCGGCAATATGTCGGAGGCGTTCTTCGGCAAGATGCACCCGTTTTCCCCCATCAACGGTCATTTCTACTGCGAAAACGCGCTGTCTGCGGTCGGTGCTTATATCTCCCGCCAGTTCGACCGCGAGGTGAAGAAAGTCAACTCCCGTGTTGAGCGGTACACCCACGGCTACCGTACTGGCAAGCACAAGGGCGGTAAAAAATGATCGGAACACTGCCGCGAAGTCTTGAGGTGAATGGTAAGTTCTACCGTATTCGCAGCGATTTTCGGGACGTTTTGAAAATCGTGATCGCGTTCGGTGATCCCGACCTCGAAGACAAAGAAAAGGCTTATATCTGCCTGTTCATTTTGTTCAAGGACTTCGACGCAATTCCAAAAGACGACTATGAGGCGGCCTTCAAGGCCGCTCTCGCTTTTATTGACCACAATGACAAGCCGGAGGACACGGGCGGAAAGCCTCCTCCGCGCGTCATGGACTGGGAACAGGACGAGAGCATCATGTTTCCAGCGGTCAATAAGGTTGCCGGTTTTGAGGTCCGTTCCGCCCGGTACGTCCACTGGTGGACCTTTATGGGCTACTACATGGAGATTTCGGACGGCGTTTTCGCGCAGGTGCTCAACCTGCGTCTGAAGCGCGCAAAGGGCAAAAAGCTGGAAAAGTGGGAGCGCGAATACTGGAATTCCAACCGTGCTATTTGCGCCCTACGCACGAAGCTATCGGAGGAAGAACAGGCAGAAAAGGATAGGATCGACGCGCTACTCGGCTAAGAAAGAAGGTGGTTAAATGGCAGATCAGGCTGACGGCTCTATCATCATTGATACCGAGATAAATTCGGACGGATTTAAGGCCGGAAGCGCTGAATTGCTTGCGGCTATCAAGGCGCTGTCCACAGAGGTCAAGAATCTGGGACAAACGCTGAAAGAACTTTTCAGCAAGCCGCTGACACCTGAAATCAATACAGGTGGCGCAGAGGATAAAGTTGCAGCGCTTGAGGCAAAAGTACAGGAGCTGCAAACCTCCCTCGAAGAATTACAGAATACCAACGGCAGCGGCGCGCCTGCGCCGGAAACAGCTACACCGCAGGTGAACATCGGTGGTGTGACGGAAAAGGCGTCTGGTTTGCAGCGTGAGATCGACGCCGTGAACAGCAGCGTGCAGAAGCTGGAACCGACCTTCCAAAAAGCCATGTCCGGCAGCGAGAGCGCTATGACCTCCTTTGAGGACAAGGCAAGCACGCTGGAAAGCAAGATTGCGGAGCTTCAGGAACGGCTGGATGCAGTCGGTCAGACGCAATTCCCGACGCAGGAATACGCAGAACTCTGTGCGGAGACTGAAAAAGCCGGTCAGAAGCTCGAATCACTCCTCAATAAGCAGGAGAAAATGCAGGCTCTCGGCGTGAGTGAAAATTCCGCCCAGTGGAAAAACCTGCAATACGACCTTGATTTGACCGCACAGAAATATGACCGGCTCGAAGCCGCAAAGGCGAAAATGGAAGCCTCCGGCACCGCATTTCAGGCGGGCGTGGACACGACGCAATACGCGCAGATGGAATCTACACTGTCCGCAGCAGCGGCCCGTCTGGATGAAATGCGCGCCGGTACACAACAGTCGGAAAGCCTTATGAGCCGCCTCGCCAGTAGCGCACGAAATGTCGCGTCTTTCATCGGCAGAGCGGCAAAGTCGGCTGCCGGGGCGCTTGTGTCCGGTATCAAGGCCGCCGCATCCGGCATGGCAAAAATGCTGTTCCACAGCAAGAAGATGAACAGCCAGTTTGGCGGGCTGATTTCCGGCGCGAAGAAATTTGCACTCAGTTTGCTTGGCGCGCGCGGCGTCTGGGCGCTGCTGCGGAAAGCGGTCAGCGCCTATATGGCCGAAAATCAGCAGCTCTCCAATACGCTGTCCGCCTGTTGGTCGGGCATCGGAAACCTGCTGGGGCCGATCATTACACGCATTATCAACCTTGTCGCACAAGCTGTCGCCTATGTGACCGCGTTTCTCAAGCTCTTTGGCATCTATGGAAAAACTGCGTCCAAAGAAATCAGCAGCGCAGGCGGGGCGGCATCCAAAGCTACCGATAAGCTCAAACGGCAGCTGGCCGCGTTCGATGAACTGAACATTCTCAGCGACAACAGCTCTGACGGCGGCGGGGGTGGTGGCGGTGCCGGTGATCTCGGAAGTCTGCCCGACGTAACGCTGCCCGACTGGGCAAAACTTATGGTCGAGCAGATCAAGGCCGGTGACTGGGCCGCAGCTGCAAACACGCTGGCAACAAAGCTCAATGAAATGGTCGATACCGTAGACTGGGCGGGCATCGGCGATAAGATCGGGTACTATTTGAACGGCGCATTGACGTTCCTTGCGACGTTCATCCAGAACTTCGATTGGAAAAACCTTGCGTCGCGCTTTGCAGAACTCCTAAACCACATCATCACTGGCGTGGACTGGGGAAATCTCGGTGTGATCCTGACCGGGAAATGGGCAATCATCCTGAAATCGCTTGATGGCTTTTTCGGTACGCTTGACGGCGCAGCAGTGAGCAAGGCCATCACGGATTTCATGTACGGGACCGTGAACGCCGCCGACTGGATCGGTATTGCGGGAAGTCTCGCAAAAAACATCAGCAATTTCATTTCGGACATTGATTTTTCGGCACTTGCCGAAGCACTCAGTACGCAAATCAGAACGGCACTCCAAAGTATGGTGGCTGCTGTCGAGAACTTCGACTGGGCAATGCTCGGAAGAAAAATCGCTGATTTTCTCAACGGAATTGATTGGAGCGGAATTTTCTCTGATCTGACAAAATTGCTTGGCGGCCTGCTTATCGGAGCGCTCAATCTGCTTGTCGGCTTTGTGGATCAGGTCGATTGGACCGGCCTTGCAGACGAAATTTGGGCCTGTCTTGAAAGCCTTACCACCGATATTGACTGGGACGGTTTCGGCGAACTGCTTGGCAAGTTTATCAGCGGAGCGATAACCGGCGTTCTCGATCTCATTACGTCTCTGTTCTCAGATCATGACTGGGGCGAAATGGTGCAAAACCTGATCGGCAGTCTGGGTGAGGCACTGGGCGCGGTAATCGAAAACATTGACTGGCTTGGCTTGCTGGAATCCCTTGCAACCGCTCTTGTCAGTATTATCGTTCAGATCCCCAGCATTATTGTGGGTGCCATTGGCGGAATATCCGACCTGCTTGCAAGTTTGTTTGAGGCAATCGGCCTCGATTCTATCGCTGGTTTCTTCCGTGGAATCGGAGACGCAATGCGCGACGCCGGTTCGTGGCTGAAAGCGCACGTCGTAGACCCCGTTGTGAACTGGGTAAAGAACCTGTTTGGCATCCACTCTCCGTCTACCGTATTCGCAGAAATCGGTACATTCCTTATTGACGGACTAAAGCAGGGCATTTCTAATGCTTGGCACAAGATCACGGACTTCTTCTCCGGCGTAATCGAAAAGTTGAAGACCTTCTTCAGTAACGCATGGAGCAGTATCAAGTCCACCGCTACCACGGCATGGACCGGAATCAAGGGCGTTATCAGCAGTGCATGGAACGGCATCAAATCCGGTGTGTCGTCTGCCTGCAATACCGTCAAAACCGGTATCTCAAATGCTTGGAGCACCATCAAATCTGGCACCACAAGCGCATGGAATGGTATCAAGAGCGGGCTGTCTTCGGCTTGGACGAGCATCAAGACCACAGCATCGTCCACTTGGACAAACCTGAAAACCACTGTCAGCAACGGCTGGAACAACATCAAGGCGAACACCTCCACCGTTTGGAACGGCGTAAAAGCTACATTGTCCAGCACTTGGAGCAATATCAAGTCTACTGCGTCCTCCACTTGGAACAGCATGAAGACTACGGCTTCCAGCGCGTGGAACAGCATGAAATCCACTGCATCGTCCACATGGAGCAATATCAAGTCCTCGCTGTCCAGCACATGGAATAGCATCAAATCTACCGCGTCCAGCACATGGAGCGGCATCAAAAATGCGATTCAGAATCAGGGCTGGTCCGGCGTCGGCAGCAATATCTGTAACGGTATTGCCAACGGTATCAACTCCGGTTGGAGCTGGCTGAAGAACAAGGTTTCCAGCCTCGCAAGCAGCCTCCTCAGCGCTGCAAAATCCGCGCTGGGTATTCACTCTCCGTCGCGTCTGTTCCGTGACGAGATCGGCCTGAATATCGGCTACGGCGTCGGTGAAGGCGTGGAGGCTTCGCAGCCGTCCATTCTGAAATCCGTGTCCGGCGTCGCTGACGCAATCGCGGATGAATTCAACGCTGGTGATTATAAGGTTGGAAACATCGTTCCCACGTCTGAGGTGGATGGTGCGCTGTCCTCGTTCTCGGACAAGATCAGCGGCAGCTTCACAAGCCTGCTTGACCGGCTTCAGGCCATTGCAGATAACATCACGTTCGCTGTCCCTGCTGTGGCAGGCGGTGTCGTGCCCTACAAGACCGCAGCAGCCGCAGCAAGCGGCGGCGGTGCTGACATCGGTACGACCATTGAAACGTCCAATGACGCGCTCGCAAGCGTTGTTACGCAGGTCGTGACCAACGCCACCGCAGCCATTGTGACGGCCATCCAGAACTACAGCGGTACGACGGTCAACTTCGATAAAACCGCAATCGCAGAGAGCACGATCCGAGAGATCAACCGCAGAACGCGGGCGACCGGAAAATCCCCGCTCGAATAAGGAGGTGCGCACCATAAAACCAATCCTTAAAATCGGAAATCATGACTACACCGCGTGGCTGGCCGAAGACGGCCTCGCCCCGGTCAGAAATGACATCGACGCGGACGGCAGCGGGCGCAACCTCCTTGACGGGCTGATGTACCGTGCAAGGATCGCGCAGAAGGATAAGTGGACGGTCAAGTTCAACCGTATGCCTGAGCTGATTATGCGGTCGCTCGCGGCAGACGTTGACGGCGAATACACTGACATCACCTTCCTCGACCCCAAAACCAACCGCATTATGACAAAGACCTATTACACGTCCACGCTCACCTACGGTACGCAGCGCTATGACAAGGGCGACAACCGCACTTACTACGAAGGCTGTACCTTTAATATGACGGAGAGGTGAGCCTATGCGTATTTGTACTGAGCGCTGGACGAAGCTCGCGGCGCGCGGGCGGTTTCGGTTTGATGCAAAGGCGCGGATCAATAACAAGGATTACACCGTTATTTCCGCGCCGCGCATCGACCGTTCCCTTATGCCGTCCCCGCTGTCCGTGGGCAACTGCATATCGGCTACACTGAATCTGTCGATCCTCACGGACGACATCATCACCGCGAAAAGCCCCGTCGTCATCATGGGCCGTCTGACGAACGACAAAACCGCCACCGAGTGGAAGGAGTTCGGCACATTTTACATCGACCAGCGCGACACCAGCTTTGCGGGGCTTGTTACCATCGACTGCTACGACGCCATGCTCAAGACCAACCAGAATTATCTGGACGGTAGCGACACCGCCGCCAACTGGCCGAAAAGCATGAAGTCCGTCGTAGAGGAAATCGCATACCGAATCGGCGTCGGAATTGATCTGCGAACGCGGATCAAGACCGGCGCTGATTACGTTGTGCCGTATCCCAGCGGAAAAACCATGTCGCAGGTGCTGGGGTATATCGGGGCTTGCCACGGCGGAAACTGGATCATCACGGAAGAAAACCTTCTGCGGCTGGTCCCGCTCACGACTGCCCCCGACGAGACATTCCACGTCATCGACGAGGACTACAACAAGATCACGCTTGCCAACGGCGCAGGCAATCAGCCGGTGCGTCTGGCCTACAAGGAGCAGACCGTCTTTAACGCCGTGCTCCCTGTCCCGTCCGGTGTGCTGCCCGGCAGCAGCGACAACGTGCAGCGGTCCTACTTCATCACCGACGAGAAGGGAAACAAAATTGTCACACCGGAGGGCTACTACCTTGTGTGGGACACCGACGCCAATATGGCGAAAAAGGTTTCCTTGCAGGCGGGCGTTATCAACATCCCCGTCGTCTGCGGCGAGATCACGACCGGCACACAGATCACTGTGACCGGCGTGACACTCAACAGTGACAGCGGGGAGAGCTACACGGCGGGAAACGACAACGGAACGATGCTCACCATCGACAGTAACCCATACGCCACACAGGGCATTTGCAACGACCTGTACGCGGCTTTTAATGGGCTGGTGTATTTACCCTTTACGGCGACAAAATCGCTGTACGACCCGGCTACGGAGTTGGGCGACCAAGTAAAAATCGGTGAGCTTGTCCACAGCGTCATGTTCAACGTCAAGCTCACCCTTGACCACAATTTTCGGGCGGACATCGAGGCCCCGAACAGTGAAGAACTCAGTGAGGAATACCCGTATCTGTCTGAGGTGCAGCACCTGAAGCAGACCACGGAGGAACTGAACGGTGCGATCCAGAACGCCGCAAAGGAGCTGGCGGGCAAGGTCGATGATACCGCGCTGGCGGCTGAGATTGAGCGCGCGCAGGGCGTGGAAGTTGCTCTCAGTGAACGCATAGGCAACGAGGAAACCCGTGCCAAAGGCGCTGAGGACGGCCTATCTAAGCGCATCAAGAGCATTGAGGATTCTTCCCCCGGTGCTCTTGCACAGCGCGTCTCCGCGCTGGAAACCACCGTTTCGGGGCATACGCAATCCCTCTCCGCGCTGAACACAGCGATTTCCAATCACGCGTCGGACATCTCGCAGCTTGCAGAACGTGTGCAGAACGCCGAGGGCGACATCGACGCGCTACAATCCACCGTGGGCGGGCATACGACAGCACTTTCGGAGGTGCAGGGCACCGTTACCGACCTGCAAACGCGCCTGACCACCGCCGAAGGCACCATTGCGGCGCACGATACCGCGATCTCGACGCTTCAGACAAAGGTGTCCAATATTGAGGCCGCTTTGGTCGACATCTATAACCGGCTGAACGCGCTTGACAGCGGCGGCACCGGAACTTAACCATAAGGAGGAAGAACATGGCTGACAAAAGAATCGCTGATTTTGCGACGCTTGAGGAAGCACAGGACGACGATCTCCTGCTTGTCTCGTCCGAAGGCGAAACCTATAACATGAAATTCGGCACCTTCAAGGAGGCCGTGCAGGGCGACGCAGACCGCGCCGCTGCGGCAGCGGAGGCCGCCAAAGCCGCCGCCCAGCTCGCAACCGGTGTATCTGACGAGGCCCTGAAAGCCGCTGAAGCTGCTGAATCCAAGGCGCAGGACGCCAAAACGAAGGCGACGCAGGCAGCAGCCAACGCACAGGCGGCGGCGCAGTCCGCTAACTCCGCGCAGGAATCCGCCGCACGCTCTGAGCAGGCGCTTTTGGACGCGACGGAGGCCGTCGCATCCGTCAATGAATTCGCCAAAGATTTCAACAACCTGAAGACCACCGTAAAGGGCAAGGTTGACGACGCCTACGTTGAGGACGGCTATCTGTATATGACCGCCGACGACGAGGTCGTTGTCGGCCCTCTGGGGCCGTTCTCCGGTGGCGGCGGAGGTGGCGGCGGGGACGTCGGTTCCCTAATCCGTATCGTCAATAAGCTGACCTCGCGGGCATTCTCCGTGATGAACGGCGCGACCGTCGAGATCAAATTCAACTGGACGTCCACCGATACTTCCGACGAGCAGCCCACGGGCGACGGCTCGGCAACGTGGCGCATCAACGGGACGAAGGTAGCTACACAGGCGGTGTCGCAGGGCGATTGCACCTTCGACGCCACGAAGTATCTCACCCCCGCAAGCGCAAACACGATCAAGCTCACCATTGAGGACGCCTACGGCAATAACAAGTCCTTCACATGGACCGTCACCGTGTCCACCTACGATCTGGCATGGAATCTCGGCACCCTCGCTTTCCACGGGTCCAGCGTGCTTACCGTGCGCCTCACGCCCACCGGAGAGGGCACAAAGACCATTCACATGACCGTAGACGGCACGGAGGTTTTCACCCGTGAGGTCGCCACTACGGGGCGCTCCGTCACCGCGACAATTGACCCCACGGCGCTTGAGCTGACACACGGCGCGCACACCGTCGAGGCGTGGCTTGAGGTCACGGCAGGCGGCGAGGTCGTCACGACTACGCACCTGCGCCATGTCGGCATCTGGACGAAGGCGGACAACAATACGCCGGTTATCGCGGTGTATCAGAGCGCAATCGAAATCCAGCAGTTCGCCACCGGAAGCATCAATTACATGGTGTATGACCCCACCAGCACCACGGCGACTGTCCGTCTGCTGGAAGGCTACAATACCCTGTCCACGCTGACCGTTGACCGCACCATCCAGACGTGGGCGTACCGTGCTACTACGGTCGGCACGATCAACCTCTCCATCCGCACCGGCGAGAGCGTCGTTGCGCCGATCACCGTCACCTGTACCTCTCTCGGCTATGACATCAACCCTGTCACGACCGGCCTTGCCGTTGACCTCGACCCCACGGGGCACAGCAACAGCGAGACGACCGCAAAGCAGTTCGGTTACAAGGACGGCGACGGCACAAACCATCCGCTGACTTTCAGCTCCAATTTCGATTGGATCAACGGCGGATTTCAGATCGACGCGGAAGGCGTCACTGGCTTTGTGGTCAAGCGCGGCACCTATGTTCAGTTTGACCGCAGCCTGTTCAATGACAATGCTGCGACCTCCGGCAAGGAGATCAAGGTCGTGTTCAGAGCTACCAATGTCCGAGATTACGACGCGGAGTTCCTGACCTGTGTATCTGGCGGCATCGGCCTGAAACTTCAGGCGCAGCAGGCGGTTTTCAGTTCCGAGCTGACCAATATCGAAATCCCGTACTGTGAGGACCGCAAAATCGAGCTGGACGTCAGCATTGAGGCCAGCAACGAAAACAAGCTGGCCATGGTCTGGCTTGAGGGCGTGCCGTCCAGAGCGTTTGCGTACACCGCAAATGATAACTGGATGCAGTCCGACCCGCAGAACGTGAAGATTGGCTCTAACGACTGCGACATCTGGATTTATCGTCTGAAGATGTACAGCCACAGCCTCACACGGTATGAAATCCTTGACAACTTCGTCGCGGACTGCGGCAACACCACGGAAATGGTTGCCCGCTACCTCCGCAACCACATCTTCAACACGGACGGCTCTATCAACGTCACTGAGCTGGCGGCGGCAAATCCGACGCTGCGTATTCTCAAGATCGGTGCCGACCGCATGACCGTTGGCAAGTCCGACGAAGTGGTCTGCACGGTCGATCTCGTCTATACGGACGGCGGCAGCACCTACAACTTCCATGCGACCGGCGTCATTATGAAGGGTCAGGGTACGTCCTCCGCCGCATACGGCGAAGCCGCCCTCAACCTCGACCTCGACTTTTCTAAGGCGATCTGGGAGAACGGCGCGGGCGAGCGCATCGAGACGTTCGCCATGACGGAAAACGACATCCCTGTGTCGTACTTCAATATCAAGCTGAACGTGGCGTCCAGCGAGAACGCGAACAACACCGTTCTGGCCGACGACTACAACAACTTCCAGCCCTTCCTGTCCGAAGGCCGCCGTGCTGACGCCCGCGTCCGTGATACCGTCAAGGGCTACCCCTGCGCCGTATTCTTCACCAACACCGGCACGAACGCCGTGAGCGTTGGCGCACGGTCTGTCGGCGCAGGCGCGACGATCCTGTACGGCAATGGCGACATGAACAACTCGAAGAAAAACTTTGCAGTGTTCGGCCAGACCGGCGAGCATCCGCTTCAGTGCTGCGTTGAGATTTCCAACAACATTGCCAGCCAGTGTCTGTTCAAGTCTGCTGACCTCACCTCGGAGACATGGGACGGCAACGGGGCCTTTGAGTTCCGCTATCCCAAGAATCCCACCGCAGAGATGAAAGCGGCGTTCCAGACCATGCTGTCGTGGGTGGTTTCCACCGATACTACCGCGCCGACCGGAAATGCGCTCAGTGCGCCCGTGACCTACGGCGGGACGACCTACACGAACGACACGAAGGAGTACCGGGCGGCGAAGTTCAAGGCTGAAGTCGGCAACTACTTTACTGTGGACAGCCTGCTCTACCACTACCTGTTCACCGAGCGCCACTGCATGATCGACAACCGCGCCAAGAACGTTTTCATCTCTTATGAATATGATCCTGACGTGCAGGACTACCGCTGGAACGTCTGCAAGGACTACGATAACGACACCGCAGACGGCAACGACAACGAAGGCGGTCTGACCTTCAGCTACGGCCTTGAAGACACCGACAGCGTGGGCACCAAGCCTGTATTCAACGCCTCGTCCTCTGTGCTCTGGTGCAATGTCCGTGACTGCCTTGGCGCAGAGCTGGAAGCCATGTTCAAGGACCGAGAGGCGGCGGGTGCGTGGAGCGCCGAACGCATCCTTGCCAAATTTGCCGCGCATCAGGCGGCGCGCCCGGAAGCGTTGGTGGCCGAAGATATGTGGGGCAAATACTTCATGCCCTATATCAACAACGGCAACACCGCGTACATTGACATGATGCAGGGCAACAAGACCGACCAGCGTACCCAGTTCGAGACATACCAAGAGGGCTATATGTCCTCCAAGTATTACGGCTCTGTGGCCGTGAACGATAAAATTCAGTTCAGAGGCAACACCCCGAACGAGTGGGCGGGTGTCACGCCGACCGGCAACTTCTCCATCACCCCGTATGCCGACTGCTATATCATCGTCAAATACGGCTCCTACAGCGTCCGTAAGCGCGCGAAAAGAGGCACGGCATATGAGATCATCTGCCCCGTTCAGGAGGCGCTGAGCGACACGGAAATCTATGTCTACCTCGCTTCCAATGTGGTTGAGATCAGTTCCATTGCCGGTCTGTACTGCCAGTTCATCGACCTTCAGAGCGCACGCCGTCTGCGCAGCTTCACCGCAGGCGCGGAGGCAGACGGCTACACGAACAAGAACCTGACGTCTATCAGCGTCGGCGCAAACACGCTGCTCGAATACCTCGACCTGCGCGGAACGCCGGAGCTGAAGCAGGCACTTGACCTGTCCGCCCTCACCTCCCTGAAAACGCTTCTGCTGACCGGCAGCGGCATTACCGGCGTGACCTTCGCGCTGGGCGCTCCTGTCGAGACGGCCAAGCTCTGCCCGCTGAACAGCCTGATTGCCCGGCAGCTCTCGCACCTGACCGCGTTTGCTATGGACGGCTCCAATCTCCGCACGATCTGGGTCGAGGACGCCGCAGCAATCGACACCTACGCGCTCGTGAGCGCGGCGGCAAGCCTCAGTCGTGGCCGCCTGCCGGACGTGGACTGGTCGATGAACGACGCCGACGTGCTGCTTCGCCTGAAAGACCTTGCCGGTCTGGACGAGACGGGCAACCCCGCTACGGAATTCGTCCTCAAGGGCGCAGCACATATCGCGGTCGTGTCGCAGGCTGAGTTGACCACCATCATGGCGCGGTTCCTCAATCTGTCCGTGACCTACGATCAGATGGTCAGCTCCTGCACCGTCACGTTCAAGAACTACGACGGCACGGTCCTGAACACCCAGACTGTCCGCAAGTACGGCGCAGCAAAAAACCCCATCACTGCCGGTCTGATCGACACGCCCGTCAAGCCCTCCACTGTCGATAAGGTGTTTACCTTCATCGGCTGGGATCAACAGCTTACCTACATCCTCGAAGACCTTGTTGTTACGGCACAGTATTCCGAGGCAACGCGGTATTACACCGTTCGGTGGTACAATGGTACCCAGCTTTTGCAGACCGACACCGTGGCGGCGCATGACGGCGTTTCCTTCCGTGGCGGTGAGCTGACGTCCTCCACCGGCTCTATCTGGATGGGCTGGGACGCGCTGACGAACGATGTCACCAGCGACATTGACGTTCACGCAGTGTTCATTACGCCCACGCTGCCGGACACCGTAGCAACCAACTTCGACTACCTGTACAGCGACGACGCGAACGACAACAGCGGCTACACGCTGGCGGAGTTCTACGGCATTATGGAAACGGGGAAGGCGAAGGATTACTTTGCAGTCGGTGACAAGATCAAGATTGTTCCGACGACCACGGTATTTGCCGACACCTCTATCATCATGCAGGTCGCAGGCTTCAACCACTTCAAGAAGAAGAACAGCGACGATTTCGCCGGTGTCGTCTTTGCCATGCTGGGCATCATGAATGCTACCCACCAGATGAACAGCCAGAGCACCAACGTCGGCGGCTGGGCATCCTGCGGTATGCGGACGTGGCTCAATGAAACCATCTTTGCCGCGCTGCCGCGTCAGTGGCAGTCCATGATTAAGATAGTTCAGGTGCGGTCCTCCATCGGTGACACGAAGGCAGACATCAGCACCAGCAACGACCGCCTGTTCCTGCTGTCCCGCGCCGAAGTTGGCTTCAATGTCAACGACGTACCCTATAAGGACGAGGTAGACCCCGACGCCGAAAACGTGACCTTCGCACTGTTCACCGATAACAACAGTCGTATCAAGAAAACGTACAACGGCACCGGTTCTGCTTCTGGCTGGTGGCTGCGGTCGCCTGAGGCGTCCGGCTCGTCGTCTTTCGCCATTGTGAACGGCAGCGGTAGCAGCAACAGCAGCGTCGCGTCCAACTCCTACGGGGTGGCGTTCGGCTTCTGCATATAATCTGTGCATCTTGGGTATCTGGCCCCCTTTGTGGGGCCAGATACTGACGCACTGGCTCCCGGCCTACGCCCCTATATCGCCGCGTAAGCGGCGCGCGAAAATTTTGAAAATTCACACTTCTCGTCTGGAAATTGGGGGGGGGCGTGTGATATAATATAATTTACGAACTTTTCAGCAAAAATGAGGTGGTGCCCTTGTCTGTAATCAAAAGCAAGCGCTCTACGTCCGACATGGAGTTTCTGGCAACCGCAAGGAAGTTAGAAATTTACACGATTCAAAAATGCGTGAATTTCCCGAAGCGATACACCTTTTATGTATCACAGCCTTTGGCCGCTGCGGCGACGCGCATTTATGAGGACGTCAAGAGAGCAAACAGCATATACCCCTTGAATCAGCATGAGGTTCAGATCAGGCGCGACTACTTCCTACACGCCAACGCTGAGCTTCAGAGCATGATTTCCCAGCTTGAGGTGGCGCAGGAGCTGTTCGGTATCGAAATGGACACCCTGAAATACTGGATGGACATTGTAGACACCGAAATTCGGCTCGTGAAAGCCGTACTGAAAAGCGACAGGGCGCGGTACAAAGACCTGCCCTGATAAGATCATAGGTTAAGCGCTGCACAAATTGCCAGTTCTTCGACGAGGTTGACTTCTAACTGGTGGCTGCGGTCGCCTGAGGCGTCCGGCTCGTCGTCTTTCGCCAATGTGAACAACAACGGTAACAGCAACAACAACAACGCGTCCAACTCCTACGGGGTGGCGTTCGGCTCCTCTCGTGCCAGACAGAGTAGCTTTCGGAGTGAAATCCGTGCAGAGTGGAGAGAAGGAGTGCTTGACCTTCCTGCAAAGGTAAATATATGCCCTGATGCGTCCGGGCGGACGCTGCTTGCATGGTACGGATTGCAGGTCATTCCGTATTTCATGCCCGGTGACGCTATGTGCCTACTGCAACCTGCCAACAGGCATACGGGGCAAGCGAGGTTTCTTATGACAAGCGAAGAACGTAGAGAAGCAAGGTATCAACGCCGCGCTGCCGCACGGCGGGCAAAGCGGGACGCCGCCTGCGCCGAGCACGATAACTACGACGAGGTGTTCAGCTATAAGCACCTCTATCAATCGTACAAGTGCTGCCGTCGCGGTGTGTCGTGGAAGGCCAGCGTCCAGAAATACACGGCCAACGCGCCGCTGAACATCCTGCACACATACAACCAGCTTGCAGCCGGAAAATTCAAAAGCCCCGGCTTTTACGAGTTTGATTTGTATGAGCGCGGGAAGCATCGTCATATCCGCAACACGGTCATAAGCGAGCGTGTCGTTCAGCGCTGCCTGTGCGACAATGCCCTTGTGCCGGTCCTTGAGCGCACATTCGTCTACGACAACGGCGCGTCCATGCAGAACAAGGGCTACGATTTTGCCACGCGCCGGATCACGCAGCATCTCCATGAGCACTACCGGAAATACGGCAATGAGGGCTATATCCTGCTGTTTGATTTCTCTAAATTCTTCGACAACGTTTCCCATGAGGTCGTGAAAGCGATCCTGCATAAGGAATTCACCGACGAACGGCTTCTTGCGCTCACAGAGCATTTCATCGACGCTTTCGGCGATAAGGGTATGGGGCTGGGCAGTCAGATCAGTCAGGTGCTGGCCCTCGCCTCTGCAAACCGTCTTGACCACTATGTCAAGGAGGTTTTGCAGGTGCGCGGCTATGGCCGGTACATGGACGACGGCTACCTGATCCACACATCTAAAGCCTATCTTCAAAACTGCGTGGCACATATCCGGGCGATATGCGCCGAGCTTGGCATTACCCTGAATGAGAAGAAAACGCAGATCGTCAAGCTGAGCCACGGCTTTTCTTGGTTGAAGGTGCGTTTCTTCATCACAAAAACCGGCAAGGTCGTCCGGAAAATCTATAAGCGCAGCGTCACGAAGATGCGGCAGAAAATGAAAAAGCTACACAGGAAATACCTGCGCGGTAAAATGACCTTCGCGGACATCTATGCGACGTGGCAAAGCTGGCGCAGCTATGCCGCGCGATTCAACGCATGGCACACCGTTCAAAACATGGGCGCACTGTACACCAACCTTTTTATAAACAGCAAGGAGGACTGCTATGGTCTACTTCAAAATCCTGTCTGCTGACGGCACGGTCAAAAGCGTAGAAGCGCTTGCCGATCCCGTCTACGTCTGTTGGCAGACCCGCAACGGCATTCTTATCCGGTGCGACAAACGGGACGCGCAGGGCGTCATGTCCGGCGACGGGAACACAATCTATCAGCTTCAGGGGAAGCAGCTAAGCGGCGTTGAGAGTGACGAACTTCTCAGCGCCGTTTCTATTACCCTTGCAGAATATGAGGAGCTTGCGGCACAGGTCGGCACCACGGACCCCGACGACGATACGCCGGTCAATCCGCCCGACGACCCCGGAACGGAAATCCTCACCCGCGCGCAGCTCACTGAAAAGGTACTGGCCCTTGAAGACGAGCTGGCAGCGGCAAAAATCCTGCTGGGGGTGACGGACGAATGACGCTGAAAGCCCTCGCACAAAAACTGCGGCCCCTGATCGAAACCGCAGCACAAAGCCTTGATGACACGACCGCCCTTGAGGCGGTCGAACTTTTTCCGGCGTGGAAGACCGGCACCGTGTACACAACGGGGCGACGGGTCCGACATGGCGGGATTCTTTATACCGTTTTGCAGGATCACACCGCGCAAGACAGCTGGACGCCCGATGCGGCACCGTCCCTTTTCGCAAAGGTGCTTATCCCTGATCCCGACGTTATCCCCGAATGGGAGCAGCCGGACAGCACCAACCCTTACAAGAAGGGGGATCGCGTCCGATTTAATGGAAAGGTTTACGAGAGCCTTATAGATAACAATGTGTGGTCGCCTTCTGCTTATCCTGCCGGTTGGAGGGAGGTGTCCGCATGACCCTGAAGGATCTTCTTCTGGGCGGCAGCGGCGGTCTGTTCGCGCTGCTGACCATCCTGCAAATCAGCCCCATCAAGATCAACCCGTGGTCTGCGCTGGCCCGCTCGATTGGCCGGGCGCTCAACAAAGATGTTCTGGACCGGCTCACCACTTTGGAGGTCGAACAGAAGGAAATCAAATCGGAGCTGGCCGCCCAAAAGGCGCTTTCCGATAAGCGCGAGGCCAACGGCTGGCGAGCAGACATCCTCCGCTTCAACATGGAGCTTGTCGAGCATACGCGGCACACGCGGGAGGACTACATCGAGATTTTGGACGTCATCGACAAGTACGAAAAATACTGCGACAGCCACAAGGACTACGAAAACAACCGTGCCGTCCATGCAATCGCCAATGTTGAGCGCTGCTACGACGACCGGCTGAAAAATAATGACTTTGCATAAGGAGGAAATCACTATGAACCCCAAAACCGAAACCACCATCGAAACCACCGAGGCGGAACTGACCGCCGAAGCTCTGGACGAGCTTTCCAACAACAAAGGGGAGGACTAAAACATGAGTTACACAAATTCACCGATGGTGAGCTACACGAAGCTCAGCCCGAACCACAGCGGGCAGCGTACCCACAGCATCGACCGCATCACGCCGCACTGCGTGGTCGGCCAGTGCAGCGTGGAGACGCTGGGCCGCATCTTCACGCCGACCTCCAAGCAGGCCAGCAGCAACTACGGCATCGGCCTTGACGGTCGTGTCGGTATGTACGTTGAGGAGAAAAACCGCAGCTGGTGTTCCTCCTCCAATGCCAACGACCAGCGGGCCGTCACTATCGAGTGCGCCAGCGACAGCACAGAACCGTATGCGTTCAAGGATGTGGTCTATCAGACCCTCATCAAGCTCTGCGTGGACATCTGCCAGCGCAACGGCAAAACCAAGCTGCTTTGGCTGGGCGACAAGGACAAGACCCTGAGTTACACCCCCAAGGCCGACGAAATGATCCTGACCGTCCACCGCTGGTTTGCCAACAAGAGCTGCCCCGGCAACTGGATGTACGCCCGCATGGGCGATCTCGCCGTGAAGGTCACTGCGGCGCTGGGCGCTGCGGCGAAGCCCACTACCCCTACCACTCCCAGCACCATCAAGAAGGGCGACGTCGTGCGCATCCTGTCCGGCGCGACCTACTACAACGGCAAGGCTGTCCCGAACTGGGTAGCCGCCAAGCAGTGGATCGTCCGCGAGATCAGCGGCGACCGCGCCGTCATCGACAAGAGCGTGGACGGCAAGAATGCCATTTGCAGTCCTATCAACGTCAAGTTCCTGTCCGTCGTGGGCGAGGCGGTTACACCGACGCACAGCTTCAGCGCGTACCGCGTAAAGATTACCACCGATGCCCTGAACATCCGCAAAGGCCCCGGCACCGGCTACGGTACGAACGGCTGCATCCGTGACCACGGCGTTTATACCATCGTCGCGGAGAGCACGGGCACCGGCGCGACCAAATGGGGCAAGCTCAAATCCGGCGCAGGCTGGATCAGTCTGGATTACACCAAAAAGGTGTAAATACATATCGAAAAGGAGAATATCACCATGACTAACGTTATCATCGAAAACCTTGTGCAGATCGCGGCAACCCTGCTCATTACCCTGATCGGTGTTCTGGGCGCGTGGCTGTCTACCAAGCTCGCCAAGCGCGAGGAGCTGAAGAACATCTCTACGGCTACCAATGAGGTCATTCACGCCGCCCAGCAGACCGTCCTTGAGCTTCAGCAGACCACTGTGGAGGGCATGAAGAAAGCCCATGAGGATGGCAAGCTGACCAAAGACGAAATTACTGAGCTGGGCAAGCTGCTTATTGACGGCGCTATGGCTAAGATGTCCGACACCTCTAAAAACCTGCTCAACGCTGCTGGTGTGGACATTTCCGCTATCATTCGCGGCGCGGGCGAAGCCCTCATTGCGCGGATGAAATAACCGAACTACAGGGGTTACAGTCAGGCGCACTATGGCTGTAACCCCTGAATTTATGTAACACCTGTGCCGTTACAAAGTGGAAAAACGTAACCCCTGATTGTAACGCCTGTTGTAACCCCGAAAAGCCTTGAAACAAGGCGCTTTTCGGCTTGACGTTACAATGTTACATACTTTTTCTATTGAATACCCGAAATAAAGAGAAAACGACATACGCGCATCATAGCGCCTATATGCACGCGCATTATAGGAAAAAGGCCACTGAGTGTAACACTGCACTCGGTGGCCTTATTTTTTTTTGCCTTCTACGACACCAGCACGAAAAATTTCACTGATAGCTCAAAATATTTGACTCCACCTCTTGACAAGTACAAATTATTGCACTATAATAT